GGAGTATCAGTACTACCGGTTATTACGGTTGCTCCGTTGTTGTATCTTTCAAAAATTTCAAGACCCAACAGTGCCGGTGAATCAAATCCCGGATTAGTAATGGCCACTGTGGTTCCTGGCACAATGTTGGTGCCTCCACCTGATGGATCCAGTGCGTAAATTGCCTGTGCATCGTCAGCATATATGCCACAAGACTGTGACACAAAACTTCCCAATATACTATTGTATTTTTGTATCGCCAAATTAGCACCAAGATTCACATTGTTGGTACGTTGCCACACTGAACCAGTGGGTTCTGGAAAAGTGTCACTGCTTCTCCAACGTGGTGAAGAATAGTTAGGAGCTGCCAAGAATGTAGGAACATTGTAAATACCCGGTGTGATACCCAGGGTAGTCAATGGGGTGCCTGTGCCATTCTGTATAAAAACAACGCCGGTCTGACTAATTGTTCCACCAGCAACATAAGTGCCAGTGGCTGTGCTGGCATATGATACACCAGCAGTAGTGCAAGCGGTCACTGTGTAAGTTCCGTTGTAGGCCGCTCCAGTGCTGGTAAGACCAGCAACTGTAATTGTTGATCCAACCACAAATGGTGCCAATGCCTGCGTAGCAAATGTCAGTGTGGCAACAGTGCCGGTGCCAGTAGCACCGGTAACTGAAAGATCGGCACCGAGAGCTGTGTTATCGGCATAAATTTGTAATTTACTATCAATGTAAGACGAATAAACACCGGTGATAGCAGCTGTGTTAATAGCATTGCTTACACCTTCGACTGTATTAGAACCAACGCCAGGCACAGTGATTGTTTGGTTGTTGATTTTAAATGTGTTGCCGGTGGTCAACGAAGTGGGAGCCAACGTGCCTTGTATTGTGGCCCAACTGGTTTGCCATGCTTGACAGCCAACTTGTTGCCAGGTATTGTACAGATCTAACAGATAAGAAGAAGATGTTTGGTCAGTAGTAGGGCCGCCACGTTTGAAATAGCCAGGATTGTTTTGATTGGTGGCAGTGATAGCATAATCACCAATGCTGCCAAGGCTCTGCAGAGGAACTGTGGTGTCAGTTTCTAACTGAGTGGTGTCAGTAATGACCAACGGAATAGCGTTGGTAAAAGCACCTGTGGTAATGTTCCATTGGTAAATGCCCCATAGACTGGTGGAGGTGTTCAACCAATAAGTTCCATCGGGCGGAGTTCCGGTGGGGCGAATCAAGCTGGCAGTAAGTGCAGCCAAATCAACATCAACACGCTGTACATACGCACGATTGGTAATGCCCAGGGCGCTGTAGGCCGCCAACAGGCCATATTCATTGAGTTCATAACCGTTGATGGGAGTTCCAGCTGTGGTCTTATAAAAGAACGGAACACCAAATGTGGTTGACAAATCACGCTGACTAGTAATTGGGTAAACTTTATTGGCATTGGCGGCCAGTGTGCCCGCAGCAACTCCTGTGCCCGTACCTGAAACTTTGTTCTGTGCAGTAGCAATCAAAATATACGGTACCGAATTGGTAGCAGCAGGAATATATTGACTTTGGTCATTTACTGTGACCTCTACGCCAGGTGATAATAAAGTTGTTGCCATGGTGAATCCTCTTTTCTAATATTAGATATTTATAACGAATACCAAAAAGAAGCCCTGTACAAAGACCTTTGGCAAAGGTTTTACCTATAAATATAGTATGATTCGACCCATTTGTACGGCCTGCAACCAACGGCCATGTGCTGTAAACTACCATAAAGATGGCATAACGCATTATCGTGCTCGATGCAGTTATTGTACTGCTCGTAAACGCCATGCTCGAGCACCCGAACCCAGATGGCGAACAGCCGGATATAAAAAAGCCCTGGCCTGTGATCGTTGTGGGTTTAGATCACGCTACAGCAGTCAACTGTTGGTATATCATCGTGACGGCAATCTACACAACACCGCACTGCGTAACTTGGCCACAGTTTGTTTAAATTGTGCGGAGGAAATCAAGCGCCTGGATCGACCTTGGATGCCTGGAGATTTAGAACCAGACTATTGATCTGTTGAAACAGATGGTCGAGTCCGTCGGTGTTGTTGTCGATCACTGCGTCAAATTTGGTACCAATCCAGGCAGTCTCGCTGGCATGAACTTTGTAGGTTTCTAACATGTGTTTTGAGCCATTGAATCCTGCATTGGCGTTTTCAGCGCATTGATACCATTCAGGTTCAGGGCCACGCACCACACGCACTACCCAGCCACCGGCTTTTTTGATGGCGGTTATTTCGTTGGGAAATCTACAGTCTGATATCACAATGTCGTCAGTGCTGGTTCGCAGTCGATTTTCCAAACTGGCAATCCAAATATCATCGTGAAAATTCTTGCGGCAAACTTCTGTGCCCCAGTTTTGCAGGATCCAACGTGGTGTCAAGTCAGGTATGCCCAGTCGCTCAGCCCACCATGCGTCTACTTGTTCACGCCATTCGCGGGCCTGTTTTGTGCGCCCTTCCAGCATGGTTCGGTCCCAACCAAACACAGCACTCACAGCATCTTTGAGTGTGTTGGCAAAACTTTCTCTGCGAAAGTGATGCAAATTTACCAGATAGTCTGCGGCAGTGTCTTTGCCTGAGCCAATGAATCCACAAACGCCAATGATCATAGTATGTTGGTTTCTTTGATATGATTTATTAAAAACCCTGCAAAATCTGCATGGGCCTGCTCATTTGGGTGTCCGCTTACTCCATACAAGTGTTCGTCTTTGGGGCGATGGCCAAGATCCAAAGAAAATTGTTGGAATGAAAACGCCCAAGGATTAATAAAGTGTTTGTCTGTTGTTACATACTCAACAAAATTTTTTAGAAAAATATCCCCAACTGCTACTTCTGGCTCAGCTGGCCATTTTTGCGTATTACTCCAAATCAAAACATTGATGTTGTTTTGTGTACAAAAATTTTTAAACATTATAAGATCGGCGATTGTTTCTGTTATTATGGCTTCCTTGCTCATGTGTAACAACCATTGTTTGTAATATTCTTGCACCGGTAACGGAGTTGACAAATGTATATCAGGCACACCGGTATTGATTAATCCTTGTGTCCAATCAAATTTTTTGTAATCAGCCATGACAGCATGAAAGTTACCATCATTTGAAACTGCTGGTATGTATGGTTGCCAAAGTTCTGTGCGAGTAATAAACGAAAGCCCTAGTAAACAAAAAATTTCTGTGACGTTTTGATTTTTAAGATCTATTAGATCACGTAAACTGGTCCTTATTATACGACGATTGCACGACCCCGATGCTCCAGCATTGATTAAAGATGCGTTTAATGAATCTGCGACTATGTCTGCATACACCGGGTGTTCTTGTTTAACTCCAAAGCTACAAGAATTAGAATAAACAATCATGCCAGTTCCTTAATGTTCAAGTGTGTCAAGGTTGCTTGCAACAAGTCAATCTGTCTGCGACAGTCCTCCAAGGCATGGTGACTGGTCACAGGCCGGGGCAACCCTGGCCACAAACTATATACCGTTCGTGCATCACGGATCTTATAATATTGCCAAGGCAAAGGCTTGCTATAACTCTTATAGGCGTGCTCAAGTATGTTGGCATCGTAGGTGGGACCATTCATCCAGATACGATTGCATTTCCAACACAATCGATGCAGTTCATCCAGGGCCTGGTCCAGTGGAATACGCCCATCTTCTGCAAAGGCTTCATCCTGTGCGGCACCTTGAGTGGCCCACCAGTCTATGGTGCCTTGCTCAATGGTGCGGTTCTCTTGGCTTTCAAGATCAACTCTAGCATAGTACTTGTGCTCATAGTAGCCGGTGCCAAGAGGATCAAATGCCTGAGCCGCAATGGTTAAGATTGTTGCTTCAGGGCCTGTGGCCAAACCTTCAATGTCGATCATGAGATCCAATTTGATTCTCCCGGTACTCGTGTACAAGGATTATAGCACAATTTTAGATAGAGGTGTGGGCAATTTAGCCAATCACAAACGACAACGGCTGTGATCCGTCTACATAGCGTTTGAGATCATCAATCAATCCATCCATTTGAGTCTGTGCTTCGGATTTCATAGCGGCGCCGTTTAGGGTACCACCGCCCTGTGGTCCAGCAATGGTTCCAAACTTTTCACGTGCTTCACCGATGATCAATTTGCAAGCAGCCACCATGTAATCGCGAAGCCATTGTTGTATTTGAAAATCACTGAGCAAGTTGAATTCGGGTTTGAGATTGTAGGTCCATAACAGCACCGATTCGCCGGTGCCTTTGGGATCACGGATCAGTTGTAGTTTTTTGGTTACCTGATTATAGGTATAGTTCATGTAGGCTCCGAACATGCGTCCGGCCTGTTGCACATATTGAGTGTAGAAATCGTAGGTGGCCAGGCCGCCGGCCACGTTAAAGTTCATGAGGTACACATTCATGCTGGCCTGGCTAAACGGATCAAAGTTTGATGCAAATGGGCCTGTTGAGTCGCCGAATGTTCTACGGTAGATTTGACGCACTGATATCACTTCTTGTGGCAAGTCGTAGATATTGACATTGGTCACCAGCTCCAGGAAACTGTAGCTTTCCTCATAGGCATTTTGAGCACGTTGGCGGTAAGTACCAATGGTTTTTTGATAGGCCGCTTCGTAGTGTTCGGCATCCAATTCAATATCCACAATCTGACTGCCCAGTTGCAGTTGCACATACTCAAACATTTTTTGTTTAAGTGTGTCAAGTGTGGATTGATTTTCTAAGGCCATATAGGGAAGCTCCGTTCCCTGTATTTAGCAGTTTACCAGGCCTTGAGTATCAACAAGTTCTCTGTGCCTCTAGCGTTCCAAGCTGTTTCTGTAGTAGAGAGATCTTTGTAGATCTTACGTGCGGCGGGCTTGCCTGCGGCTTGTACAGCTCGAACAACATCTGCTGGCTTGCGCACAGTTTTCTGCATGGTCTCAATGGTACTGAAACCAATAATGCTGTTGCTTTTTACAGTGAATGCCTGTGTATGGCTGTCAGCCACAAGGTGGATCAACTTGCGCTTCTTGGTGTCATACAACCATGCTTCTGCCTTGTCCACTAAACTTGCGGCCGGCAACCCTTTGAGTTTGAGTTCAGCAAACTCTATCATGAGCTTGAATTTTGCTGCACGTTTTTCGGGAGGCACTGACTTGACCTTGCGTGGCTTGCGTTTAACTTTCTTGATTTGTACATAGGCACCGCAGTCGTTGATCACTGTTTCGCAAAATTTCACAATGTTGCGCATTTGGATTTTGCTGAGGTAGCTGTAACCTTCAACCAACTGTGCATCTTTACCTTCGATCACAGTTTCAAACTCTGACAATTTGGCTTTCCAAATATCGGCAATGTCTGCGATCATTTGAGGTGCTACATTTAGCCCACGGATAACTGTGATTGGTTTGTAGTCTGCTGACATTTTGGCGCCGGCAACAACAAACTCATCAAACATGCCGTCCAGTTCACCGGCACACTCTGATACCTTTTCACGCAAGCGATCTTGAATGTTGGGCCTAGCCGCCACAGGCACAGTTTCTACAACCACCACTTCGGGTTCACGTGATTTTAGTATTTCCTGGATGTAGCCTTCCAATCGCACTGATTCTGAATCAGTGAGTTCCAATCCCACCATGCTCATGCGGCACAGCCAGGCCGTGGTCAGTCGAATAGCATGGTCCGGCACGCCTTTTAAGGCCCGAACATCAGATTTACGCCCATGGCTTTCCAAATATGCTACCAGCATTTCACGTGCATCTTTTTTGCCGTAGAAGTAGTTGTACCACGAGAACGCCGAACTCAGTTGACTGGTGCGGTCATCTGCGGGTTGCACACGCCATGTGGGTTCCAATCCTGTATATTTGGTGTCAGGACTGCGAGGGTTCAATGGCTTGACAGCGGCTCGTGTTGCGTTCATTGGGGCTCCTTTAAATTATATGTAATTATAGCAGAATGGCAATTATTGGTCAACCCAAAGCCCTTTCGGGCTCAGGGTTTTAGAACACATGCCCTTTAAATTGCTCGTAATCATAAAATGCAACCAAAGTATTACCACGGAAAAATACAGTAAGCCCGCCCAGATCCTCGCGCACATCTGCGCCAGTAGTCTCTGCAATAAAGTCCGTAGCACGAGTCTCAAGTGCTTCCATCAAGTCATCACCAGAGGTTTCAAAACTGGCAAGAGCCTCTGCTTCATAGTTAATACTATAGTTTGGTGCTATGCTGTTGATCATCTCGCTGTGCAAATTGGTAACTAAATCACTCATTGCTGGCTCCTTTGTTGTTAAGTCCATATTATAGCATTTTGGAAATATTCGGTCAACCGGCCCATAAATACACTACTATGCCACGCCTAAGCCTCTACCGTCCCAATCGAACCAGTGACTATCAGTTTTTTGATCGTACCATATCAGAAATGTTCACCGTGGGCGGCTTGGACATTTATGTACACAAGTACATTGGACCAATAGTGAATCCTGCGCAGGCCAACACGCCCGGTGATGCCACCTTGCCCATTTACAACGAATCAAATCCGTTGTTCATAGAAGATCTGCTGTTGTTGGAAAACAGAGATCGAGCGTATGATCCTGACGTGTACATCATGCGTGGTGTTTACCGTACACAAGATGTTGACTTTGATCTCACACAATTTGGGTTGTTTTTGAACAACGATACCCTGTTTATCACATTTCATTACAACAACATGATTGACACCTTGGGCCGTAAACTGATGGTGGGCGATGTGATCGAAGTGCCCAACCTCAAAGACTATCATCCGTTGAATCGAGCTATACCCAATGCACTGCCCAGATATTATGTGATACAAGACGGCAACTATGCCAGCGAAGGTTTCAGTCAAACTTGGTTGCCGCACACCTGGCGCATCAAGGCCACACCCATGGTCAATGCACAGGAATACAGTCAGATCATCGACCAGCCATTCATGCCCGAAAATATCTGGGATCCAGGTAATTTTTATCCTGCAGGCGAAACGGTAAACAATGGCAACACCTATTATCAGGCTGCGGTCAATGTGCCACCCGGCACCCCAATCGATGCTGTCAATCCAGGCACCGGGCAACCTTACTGGACTGTGATCACCAATCCTACCACAGTGGGCGATCAAATGAGTACTAGGCCCAAAGATCTGGAAATCAACGATGCATTGTTGGTACAGGCACAGGCCGACGTGCCGCTCAGTGGTTACGATGTGACCAAGTTCTATATTTTACCAACACAATCGATAAATCAACCCGGCGGCGCCGGGACCACTACCAGTTTTGAAGACGCTGACTCCAGCACCCCGGAAGGCGGACTAGGCACTACCCCAACTGGGTTTGGTTACACCATGGGCTATCTTACTGGCGACCAATATGCCCCCAATGGCCTGCCAGTCACCCCCGGTGTAAGTTTTCCGCCTAACCCATCGCCAGGAGACTATGCATTAAGACTGGACTACTTTCCCAATCGTTTGTTCAGATACAATGGGCGAGCTTGGTTGGCCATCAGCAGTAATGTGCGCACTGATCTTGACATGGCCACTGGTGCGCTTACCCAGCGAGCCGGCTTTGTCAACAATCCTTACACAGTGTCTACTACAGACATGGGCAACATCCCCAGTCGCCAAAGTCTCAGTCAGATTCTGCGGCCACAGGCCGACAATGGTGACCAAGGTGGTGATCTGCCGCCCAATCCGAGACCACCTGGGAGATAATCATCGCCACTTATTTTTATGACGAACAAATTCGTCGCTTCCTTCTACAGTTTGCTCGAATATTTTCCAATTTCAGTGTGGAGTACGGCATCAACGAATCAGGCAAAAACGATACCTTGGTTCGTGTGCCGGTGCGCTACGGTGATGCCAGTCGTCAGGCACAGACCATTATTCAACAAAATTCAGCCAATGACATGCCATCTACTCCGTTGATGACCTTTTATATCACTGCATTGGATTATGATCGACCTCGCATACAAGAACCCAATTTTGTAAATACCCTGCAGGTTCGTCAAAGAACCTACGATCAGGCCACCGACACATACGAAACCACACAGGGCAATGCATTTTCAATCGAGCGCCTGATGCCGGTGCCGTACAAACTGACTATCAACTTGGATATTTGGACCAGCAACACCAATCAAAAAATGCAGATTCTAGAACAGATTTTGGTGTTGTTTAATCCCAGCTTAGAAATACAAAGCACTGATAATTTTATTGACTGGACCAGCCTCACTGTGTGCAATCTCGAAAATGTAAAATGGAGCAGCAAATCAATACCGGTAGGTACTGAAAATCCAATTGACATGGCCACCTTGACTTTTAGCATACCAATTTGGATCTCTAGTCCAGCCAAAGTTAAAAAATTGGGTGTAGTTGAGCGTGTGATTGCCAGTGTGTTTGATGCCAACGGTGACGCCAGCAATGCAGTGCTGGACAACGATTTGTTGATGGGCACCAGGCAAGCAATCACTCCTTATGGATATCAGGTGTTGCTGATTGGCGGATCGCCTGGCACCATTGGGCGCCTGCAGGTCTTGGCCGAAGCACAGGTGATTGATCAACCCAACGCCAGTCTCAATGTGCCCAACAGTCCGCCCAGCAATTTGCTATGGCACAATGTGGTTGGATTGTACGGAGTCTTGAGAGATGGCATCAGTTATGTCAAGCTGGAACAAGAAGATGGTAGTCAAGTGGTTGGGCATATTTCATACGACCCCACCGACGACCGTTACATGTTGTTTAGTGTGGATACTGCAACAGTTCCATCCAACACACTGGCGCCAGTGGATGCAGTAATTGATCCGTTGCGCAACGGACCTGGCGCTGGATTGATTACGGCCACTGCTGGACAAAGATATTTGTTCACCGAGTCCACTGGCACATTCAATCAAGGCTATGCCGAAGCCTGGGCCGGAATCGATGAGAGCCCGTTGGTTGCACGGGCCAACGACATTGTGGAATACGACGGCATTAGATGGCGTGTTTCTTTTGACAGTACCTCAAGTCCAGATAATATACAGTATGTCACCAACATCACAACAGAAATACAGTACGAGTGGAACGGCTTGGGCTGGATCAAAAGTTATCAAGGCCTATATCCCGGGGGCACATGGACTCTAGTGTTGTAAAAGCAGTAGGTGTTTGGTTTTATGCAGTTGACACCCATCGTTATCTGTATCTCATGCGCAATGACCCTAAGCATCCTGGATCCTGGGGACTGCCAGGTGGACGTGTAGAGTCGGGCGAAACTTTGATGACTGCCATCACCAGAGAGTGCGACGAGGAATTGGGATTCATGCCCGACTATGTGCGCATGATTCCGTTGGAAAAATTTACCACACCAGATTCAAATTTTGAATATCACACATTTTTTTGCATAGTGGGCGCAGAGTTTCGTCCTGTACTGAATCACGAACACATAGGTTACGCTTGGATCAATTCTGGTACATGGCCTCGACCCATGCATCCTGGGCTGTGGAGCACTGTGAATTTTGAAGCGGTACAACACAAAATACTCACTATCGAAGCCAGTGTCTAACAGTCGCAGTAGCTGATAAATTCTGGGTATTGCATGGTAGACACGTTAAAACAGTCCAACCAATCATCGTACATGCGAGTCGATTCGCCCACCAAATAAAATTTTGTGCCGGGATAGGCCAAAAATACACCAGCAATCTGGGCAATCCAATCTTTGTGAGATGGTTCAACATAGTCAGTGTAGCCCAGTAAAAAGATTTCTTGGTGTCCGTCAAATGCTGCTAGATACACCACAGTGGCCATGTTTATCAATTGTGGATCATAGGGAATTAGATAAAACTGTCCTGGGTATCTAACACAGTTGCGAGGAGTAGTATAAACAATATGATCAGTTGGATACTCGGTGGCCAGCAAGGTGTCTAGCCCGTCTTTTTGATTTTCTACTGCAAAATCCAAACGCATTTCGGTTGCAGCTGATCCTACTCCGTAGGTCTGTAATTTTTTGCTGCCCAGTAGACCACCACGATGTTTTTGTAAACGAGTATAGTCAAATGTATAACCGCTGCCCACAGTTGGATGATCCACATTGCTACCAATGCAGGCCGCACGACCCGAAATGTGTTGGTTCACAATGGGGTTAGGAATCCATTCACGAGTTTCTGTTTTCTTTCCGCCGGACCATTTGGTGTCAACAATTACAAATTCGCCTACATAATCTGCACGATATCTGGCTTGCATCATGTTCTTCCCACTGCAACTTCAATTATGCCTGGTTGATCCGAATTGTAATGCTCCAGGGCCTTGCCAACTATACATCCGGGTTGGTACAACTCTGGTGTCAGAGCTTGTGCAGTTCCTGGAACATGGCTAGCAACCAGGCGATCACCTTTGCGTATGGGGCCAATCACTTGACATGGCACACGCCCGACCAGGGCCACTTCTACTGCATGTTTGCAGTCCAGAGTACTGTTCATCAGGTAACTGGGATGGGTGGACACAATCCCAGCCACTTGTGTGCTGTGTGTTTGTGTTGTGACGGTGATTTCTTCGGCGCCGCCAAACTCAACCACAGTGCCCGGTGTGTAGGTTGCATCTGCTGAGTACATTTCGGCCAAGTCAGCGTACTGTGCTGAAGTAGCTTTGGCAAACACCGTGTTAAAATACAAAGTTGCACTGCCAATGTTACCGGTAGCGTTAGCACCAGTATTGATAATACTGTTGGTATAAATGGTACCAACATGTCCTGCGCCAGTGACGTTGCCTGTGACACTTGCACTTGATCCAGTGATTACCCCACCCACTGTTGAGGCTGCTGTTACAGTGCCACTGGCACTTAAACTAGTACCGGTCATTACCCCGCCCACTACACTTGCACCAGTTATTGTGCCAGTTACACTAACTGTGGTTCCTGTGTGTGTGGTAGCATTGACGTTGGCTCCACCTAGTACGTTGCCACCTGTGATGTTGCCAGTCGCTGAAACCAGCCCAGGAACGTACACGCCTGTTGATGCAAAAGTTGTCACTGGATTGGTGCCTGCTACAGCCACAGTGACGTTGCCGCTGGCAGCAACAACCACGTTTGATGTGCCGTTGGTAATGCTTGTTCCGCCTGACGCTGTAATCCCAGTAAGAGCCGACCCATTGCCAATGAAATAACTGCCAGTTATGTTGCCTGTAGCCGAAACAGTGACTCCTTGCACCAAGGCAGCAGAAATCAAATTACCACCATTAACGTTGCCAGTTACCGATACTGTGGTTCCTGTGTGTGTGGTGGCATTGACGTTGGCTCCGCCTAGGATGTTGCCACCTGTGATGTTGCCACTTGCACTTACTGAGGCTGCTGATACAGCGGCCGCTGTTATCAAGTTGCCACCAGTGATGTTTGCAGTCACCGATAAGCCAGTTGAATCAACTTTTACTCGTTCAACTAATGGATTGGTGCCAGTGGCGCCGGGAGTTTTTGTTTGAAGACTGAGATAGGCCGAATAACTGCCATCATCAATAGCGGCTATTCTGGCTTCGGCGTTGGCAGCGGCAACTGAAAGCAGATAAGTGTAGAAATCAATTGCTGATCCGGCACCTGCACCACCGCCTGTATTGATCAAATTCAACTGAACTTTTGTTGCGGCCGCTAAACTGTTATTAAGATTTAGCGGAGCAATACTATAGTAAGTTGGTTGTGCGGGAACAGAGCCGAAGAAAGTATTACCTATAAAGGTAGATATGTTGGCTGACCCTGAGATAGTTATGTTGCCACCAGTGATGTTGCCAGTGGCACTGATCAACCCAGGTGTTGTAACATTTCCACCAGCAATAGTGCCAGTCACATTCAATGCACTGACCACGTTTGAACTTAGACTCAATCCTGCTGCGTTTAAATTGCCACCTGTGATGTTGCCAGTTACTGAAACTGTGGTTCCAGTAACATTGCCAACAACTGTGCCAATTAAGTTGCCACCTGCAATGTTGGCAGTTGTGGTGATGTTGGCAGCCGAAACCAGAGCTGACACCACATTGCTGGATAAACTCAAGCCAGCAGCATTCAAGTTACCACCAGT